TCGGTCCTGTTGTAATAGGTCCCGAAAAGTTTGTTTTTGCCATAATAATCCTCCAAGGTTAGATCATACAGTCTCTTGGCCGTCGACTATACGCGTCTGCATGAAATATTAATTATTGTATAGTGTGTTTTTTATACAACAGTTTTAGGTAGAGCGCAAGAGAGTATGCAGTGCAGATAAGAATTATCCAACGATGTAGCTTTTGTTTAAGTAGCTACAGAAACTTGTGGCGCGGCATTAACGATTGCATTTTCCCTATCTGCAATCTTAGATTCTTCGAGTTTGATCTCAGTGATAATTTCTCTAATCTTCTTATCAATTTCGACCATATTGAGAGTATATTTACCTTGTTGCTCATACTCCAACTGCCACTTCAACTCCAAGGACCTTTTGTGACTGTACATTTCTTGTACCATCAACAACCTCCTCATAGGTTATTCTCTGTAATCTTGGATCCATCATTTCTCCAAGATGTTCCCACTTTATATCACCTTTTCCCAATCTGTCAATGATTGCATTTTCAATATCTAATGGGGATTCTATGCAGTTTATAACGAAATCTGCATGATATTGGTAGGCATTAATTTGTACTCTGAAGTTTTTAGGGTGCATTTTTCCTTTCTAATTAATAATTGTGGCGGAACTATGTCCCGCCACAAAAAAGTGTTAAGTATTACGCTCCAGCTGTTCCGAAGATACCTCTAGGGTCAGACACGCCAAAAACGTATCTTTCTCTAGCTTTGTATCTAACGTTGCCAGTATCGAAATCACCTTCCATCTTAGTAGATAGAGGAGTTCTTTCGAAATGTTTCATACCATTTGGCACATCTGTTTTAATGAACCAAGCATCAGTGTCTGTTAAGAAATTGTTAACAGAGTATCCTTGAGGAATCATCCCCATAGATTTGATTGCGTTGATATCATTATCAGCAGTTCCAACTCTACCAGCAGAAGCCATAAGTCTTTCAGCTGTGAATTGTAGCGCAGATGGGATGATCATCTTCATACCTTTAGCAGCGATTTTTAAACCTCTTTCATCAGTCATTGCAGCAATGTCAATCAAAGCTTGTTCTAATGAAGTTTCGTTTAAATCCGCAGCCGTAGATAACGTATTGCTGAAAGATCCAGCAATAGTTGTATGCGAAGCGTTAAATAGAGTTGCACCGTCACCTGAAGTGAATGTGCCGAAACCATTGTTTAATGGTGACGCCCCTTTAACTTGTTTAGTTTGAGCCATAGATCTTGCTAAAGCTTTTGTATATCTAGAAGCCAGTCTGTCATACAAGTTGTCTTCAATTGCTTCCTCAGTGATAGCAAACGCTAACGCGATTGTCTCGTTAGTGTATCTAGCTGTGAAAGTTTCTTGAGCGTTATCGTATGTAACACCTGAACCTTCTGGTTTTACTTGTGCTTGAGCGAAACCTGACAACATAACTTCTTCTTCAAAAGCTCTGTCAGATGACTCTGTAGTATAAATCTCAGATGTCTGATTTTCATACTGTTTATATTCCAGGCCGAATAGTGCATTCAAACCTGGCTCTAGTTCTTTAACTAGTTGATTACGTGATATAGCCATAATTTAATTACTCCTATTATATCCCTGTAGAATCCAAGAAGAATGATTCGTTAATAACAACTCTCCATACCACGTTAGCGGATGTTAAGTCATTATTTTCCGGATCTCTTGAGATTCCGATTATTTTCAGCTGTTTGGAACTTCCAGCAGCAATATCGCTATCATCTAGCATCGCACCCGAAACAAAGTTCGGAGTTGAGCCAGCTGCATATACAATATCAGCTACGGATCCAACATCTGTTTGAGCAGACGCTCCAGTTGCGTCACTTCTAATCTCATATTGCTGTAATGGGTTATCATTTACCAGCGCTTTGATATCAGTAGCGGCGTTACTACCTTGTAAGTAGTTTTGGAACGTAGGCTTCGATGTAGTAGCATCAGTGTAAAAAACACCGTTTAGTGAACCAATGATATCTTCAGTTGTTGCGATACCAACGATTACATAACCAGTTGCTGCTTGACAAACCGCATCTTGAAAATAGATGGGATCTGAAGAAGCTGCAACAGGGTATTCACCTAAACCCATGCTTTCATAACCATTGCCGTACATTTTGATTGGTTTCAAACCGAAACCAGTCGATGACGAGTTAGCCATAGTTGTTTTCTCCTTATGTGACCTGTCCTTGCGGACCTCCAGTCACGGTTAATTTATTCGCTGGTTGAAAATTTAAATTCTAAGTTTTCTTCCCACCGAAGGTCGTACGAGAATTTCTATCGATGTCGATAGGCATTCCCTTATGCTGCTCCTTCATAAGATCGTTGTCGATTGCGGTCATTTGATCTTGAGCTTGACGCTCATAGTATTCAGTTCTTGACCTTGCGATCTCTTCCGGTACCCTAGTCAGCACTAGGCCTCCGTGCCCGATAACCCCTGCGTATTTGCCGTCGGTGACTGCTGGATAGTCTTCATTAGGATATTCGTCGGCTCTTACTAATTCATACCCGGATCTTAAGCGTCCTTGTATGTTTTTCGTGTCGACGTAACCTAGGATTTCTACCCTGACCCATCTGTGTCTGAATCCTTCCGGCGCGTTGGGCGTATCTAAGTACGATGGTGGAGTCCAAACTTTTGGTCTTGCTTTTGGCGCAACCGTTTTTGCTTGTGCTACAACTTTTGTTGCATCACTTTTTTTAGCTTGACTCGCACGAGTTGGTTTATTTGTATTCATATGCCTATACCTCCTTCGTGTTTATAAGTTGTTTCGCATACTCTTCTAGTGGCACACCTAATTTTTTCGCTATTGCGACTTGAGACGATGTGAGCCTCACTTGTTTGCGACCAGTCTTTGAACTACGCGTTGCAGAGGCAACGTTTTGTGTAGGTTTACTAATCGGCTTTTCTACACCTGTATTACCAAATTTGTGGGGGAATTCAAGTCTTATTCTTTTATCCACTTCTTTATAATATTCATCAGATTGTGGGTCCATTCCTTCCTCTTCGGTTAACTTTCGGTGTAAATCAAACGCTGTATATGTCATGGCATTATCTTTGCCAAACCACTCATTTTTATCTGCCCAAGCTTCCGCTTTAGGATCTCTTGGGGGTTGTTGTGTTGGTTGTTGTTGTTGAACAGGTCTCTCAGCTGCTTCTTTAGCTGCAGTTTCCTGCATCTGGTGTTGAGTTTTTAACTCAGCTAATTTACCTTGTTCATAACCTAATTGTGAGATAGCCGTTAAAGCTTCTACTTCAGCCTTAGAATCTTCACTTTGTCTAGCTGCAGCAAGTTTTGCTTGTGCTGCTGCAAGAGATGAAGAAATTCTACCTTCCATTTCTGTGGCATAATTTTTATCTAAAGATGTTGCAGTTGCTTCGTACTGGTCTCTTTCTTCTTTTACGCTTTTAGCATAACGCAAAGCTTCTTCTCTTTGCCTTTCTGCTTCACGCATTTTCTTAGTAAGTTTAGCTATTCTTTTCTTAACTCCTTCAGAATATTCTTCAACTTCCCTAGTGTTATCTGGTTGCTTATCACTCCCTTCTTCAGAAGTTTTTTGTTCAACCTTACCGCCTTCTGATTTTTGAACGTCCTCGCTATCTCGAACATTTGACTGCTCACTAGATTTCTCAGATGTATCATCGGGCTGATTATCGTATGTAACATTTGCTTCATTTTTTTTCTCCTCTTTCTCATATGTTTTTTCTTCTTCCTTTTGTGTTTCAGGAAGATCAACACTTGCACCCGGTCCGGATGTATCTAATTCAACCATAGGTTCTTTAGATAAATTGTCTTCTTTTTCTGGCATAGTTTTTTTCTCCTTCTATGTTTAAAATTCGTGGAATATATCTTCAGGGTTTTCCACGGTTGCTAAAACTTCATCATCATTTAGAAGTCTTATCTCACCCCCATCTATTTTAATTCGTGATCCAGCATATCTTGCAAAGATAATCCAATCACCTTTCTTGCACCAGGGACCTTCTGGGTATCGTTCTTTATCATAGCAGTGTGGGCCCATATCCAAAACTAAACCACAAGTCGATGCTACTTGTGATCGTTCTACTGTTTCGTCTGCTAATAATATTCCGCCTTTAGTTTTTTCTTTTTGTTTAAAAGGTAAAACTAAAATTCTCCAACCCGTAGGGATCGGAAGTTTTGCTGAATCTGATTTTAAATCTTGTTCTTTTTGTTTAGTTGTTTTAACGCCAACTAATTCTTTATTTGGTAACTCAATCTTTGGTTTTTGAGTTGATGTTGATAACGGTTCCTTCATTGTCTTTTTGCTCCTTTTTGTTTAGCAGGCTGGATATTTCCTGACTTAAATATTGATACGTTCGTATCTGTCCTAACATATACTGATATTTC